GGACAGGCCCGGGTATAAACCCGTCTGTTCTTTCTCAAGGAACAGAGACCTTCATACTTATATTAGACGGTTAAAGTTAGAGGCTTACCAACCTCTATACACGAAACCTTGAACAATCACAAGAGTGATTATACAAAAAGCTCCCTGATTAGTAGCGACGCAATAAATTATAAAAAGATTAGTAACCATTATAATCTTAATATATTGTTGTGTCACAATAGTTGGGGGTAAGCGAGCAAGGTTTTAACCTGTTCTTTAATAAGAATAAAAATTCTACCAGAAGTCTTATAGATAATCGGGATGGATCGGGAACTAAAGATTTCATAATCTGATTTAGGGATCAACAGATCGTTGAAAACTAAGTCCCAGTTTCCACCATTCATATCTATCTTTAAGGCTTTCTTGGTAGATGAGATAAACCGTTCACTGATTAATCCCCAAACAAAAGTAAGGGGAATACTCTCAGGCAAATGATCAATTATTTCATGGTCACTCAACTTGAGAGCAAACCAGGGAAAGGGTATCTCATTATGCGAGGGTCTTTGAGGTTCAACTCCAGTTAATGAGGACAAGAAAATAGTCAATTCCAATGGGAAAGCTCCCAAAGGAGGAGAGTTATTTCTTGGACTCAATAACTTTGAATATGACTCAGAAAATAATATCATAACACAATGCGAGAGGATATTATTCATAACCTCTTCGCTTAGCTGTGATATCATAGGTGAAGGTAAATCCACAAATGGAAGCAATTCCAGTGCAGATACCTTACCCTGAATCACGTTGGATAAAACCAACATCTCTTTTCCCCACCGGATAAGCTTAGAGCGTAAACGCCTAGGCTTACCAAGTAGGATAAGGAAATATTCAAATGAATCTAACAATGTTCCTGCAGAGCCAAATCCCTTAGTAGACGCATTGCACAGAATCTGGGTAAAACCAGAGACAGTGTCATGTTCTTCAAAGAAACCGGATACGGGAAAAGGTGTTAAATCATGGCCATTCCAATAAATTCGTTTAGCAAATTCAAAGAAATGAGGAGATACATGGGTTTTACTCATATTCCATTGGACACCAATAGTGCGGATTAATCTACAATACTCAAGTGCTACCTGTTTATGACAAATAACGATGTCATCACCAAGTAAAGCATAAGGTAATGTGGACCAATCAATTCCTAGGTTTCTACA